TGGTGCGTAACGCAAAAGATGCCCAACGGATGTACAACTATTGGACTAGCCAAGAGGCAGAGATGCTGGCGCTGGCTCCAAAGGCCCCTTTTATTGGTTATGGTGGCCAGTTTGAGGGGTACGAGACCCAGTGGAAGACCGCAAACACGAATAATTGGCCGTATTTGGAGGTCAACCCAGATGTAACGGACGGTCAAGGCGCAATATTGCCGCTGCCCCAACGGGCGCAGCCGCCAATGGCGTCATCTGGTCTGTTGCAAGCCAAAGTTGGTGCTTCGGAGGACATCAAGTCTTCAACTGGGCAGTACAACGCCTCGTTGGGCATGACATCTAACGAGCGTTCCGGCAGGGCTATTTTGGCCCGCCAGCGTGAGGGCGACGTTGGTACTTATCACTACCAAGACAACCTAGCACGGGCAGTACGGCATATTGGTCGCCAATGTGTTGATCTAATCCCTAAGATTTACGACACGCAGCGCGTCGCCCGCATTATCGGGATTGATGGCGAGACGAAGATGGTCAAGATTGACCCGATGCAAGCCGAGCCAGTGCGTAAGATTCAGAATCAGCAAGGTATTGTGATTGACAAGATCTACAATCCAAGTGTTGGTAAGTACGACGTAGTGGTTGCAACGGGTCCTGGGTATGCCACCAAGCGCCAAGAGGCGCTAGAGGCAATGGCTCAATTGCTACAGGGTAATCCACAACTTTGGTCAGTGGCTGGCGATTTGTTCGTTAAGAACATGGACTGGCCTGGAGCTCAGGAAATGGCAAAGCGGTTTGCCAAGACGATTGATCCTAAACTCATGGGTGATGCCGAAGACAATCCGGCTCTGCAAGCTGCCAACCAGCAAATGCAAGCAATGGCGGCAGAGTTGGATCAACTGCATCAGATGTTGCAAAATGTTGGCAAGTCGATGGAGATGCAAGAGCAAGAACGCAAAGACTTTGAGGCGCAGATTAAGGCGTACCAAGCTGAGACGCAACGTATTAGCGCCGTCCAGTCGGGTATGACTGAAGAACAGATCCAAGATATTGCGATGGGCGTAGTGGCTGCGGCTATGGAATCACAGAGTATGCTGATGCCCGAAATGCGTGAAGAACCTGCGGCGATGGATATGACACCCGAAGGTATGCAACTATGAAAGCCGCCGATTTTATGGGGATGTTATTCTTGGGGCGTGATGTAGCGCACTCGGTGCATCTGAACACCCGCAGTTACAGCAAGCACAAGGCGTTGCAGAAGTTCTACGAACTAATTATTGAAGCGGCAGATGATTTTGCCGAAACCTACCAGGGTCGGCACGGTCTGATTGGGCCAATTACGTTGATGACGGCCAAGAAAACGACTAATATCGTGGAATTCTTGGAAGAGCAACTGAAGGAAATCGAGGCTTGTCGGTACGAGGTTGTGGACAAGACGGATATGTCTTTGCAGCAATTGATCGACAACATCATCGAAATTTATCTGAGAACCCTCTACAAACTGCGCTTCTTGGCGTGAGGTAATTATGGCTTCGACTTATAAGTATCTAACCGCAACGGCCAACGCCAAGCCGATGGCGGGTAAGCTAAAGGGCATTTTCGTATCTGCTGCCAGCAGTACCCCAACAATTACGGTGTACAACAGCGCAGCAGCTACCACAACTGATACGATTCTTGGTGTGTTTACACCCACCGCAGGTACTAGCTATGTGTTTACCGGCGACGAGGGCGGTGTGTACTTTAGCTCTGGCCTGTATGTTGTGATTAGTGGGACCGTTGCAGCAACGGTTTTCTACGAGTAAAGCATGGCAAATACCACGATTTCGGCATTACCGGCGGCGACTACCCCGCTTGCGGGTACTGAGGTCGTTCCGATTGTTCAAAGCGGCGTAACCAAAAAGGTTGCGGTTAGTGCGATTGGTGGGGGTGGGTCAGTTACTTCTGTAACGGGTACTTCACCAGTTGTATCTAGCGGCGGGACCGCACCGGCCATTAGTTTGGCTTCAGGATACGGCGATACGCTTAATCCATACGCAAGTAAGACAGCTAATTTTGTTTTAGCTGCGCCAAACGGTACGGCTGGCGTTCCGACATTTAGGGCGATCGTTGCCGCTGACATTCCAACGCTTAACCAAAACACAACTGGAACTGCGGCTGGATTGTCCGCTACTCTTGCGATTGCAAGCGGCGGTACGGGTCAAACGTCTGCAAACGCCGCACTTAATGGTTTGCTACCGTCTCAAACCAGCCAAAGTGGCAAATTTCTGTCAACTGACGGAACAAATACAACTTGGGCAGCGGTAGGTGGATCGGGTACGGTCACTAGCGTTGGTATTTCTGCGCCAGCGTTTTTGTCTGTTACTGGATCGCCAGTTACAACATCTGGAACTCTTGCGCTTTCGTATTCGGGTACTGCGTTGCCAGTTGCCAATGGCGGCACGGGTCAAACTACAGCAGCGGCTGCGTTTGATGGGCTTGCTCCATCCCAAACGGGCAATTCTGGCAAGTACCTGACAACCAACGGTTCAACAACGTCTTGGGCTACGGTGTCTGGCGGCGGCTCGCCCGCTGGCTCAGACACGCAAGTCCAATACAACAATTCTGGATCTTTCGGTGCTTCGTCGGCATTTACGTTTGCTAGTGGCACTGGTGTTGTAACCGCAACTGGCTTTGCAGGTGCGCTTAACGGTACAGTTGGTGCATCAACGCCAACAACCGGAATCTTTACTACCGCAACGGCTCGGTCAACGGCAGTACAAGATTTTGTTGCTTTGCAAGGCCGTGCTGGTGGGACAAACAGCTACGGTGTAACGCTTACCCCAACGACGCTGACTGCCAGCCGTACTCTGACGCTGCCAGATGCCAGCGGAACAATTCTGCAAACCGGCACAACAATCACCGTTGGACAAGGCGGCACGGGGGCGTCCACACTTACTGGAATTCTAAAAGGTAACGGCACTAGCGCATTTACTGCCGCAACTGCTGGTACGGATTATTCGGCAGGTACAAGCGCCCTTGCAACAGGTATTGTCAAATCAACAACCTCTACTGGGGCGTTGTCGATTGCTGTTGCCAACACAGACTACCAGTCTCCGATTGCGCTAACCACGAGTGGTTCTAGCGGGGCGGCTACTTTTGTTGGCAACACGCTTAATATTCCGGTATACACAGGCGGTGGGTCTTCTGGTCCCATCCTTGAGTCATACCAAACCATAAGTTCCAACTATTCCCTGACCGCTGGCTCTAATGGTTTTAGTGTCGGGCCTGTATCTGTGGCGACTGGCGTTGCCGTAACTGTACCTACGGGCCAAGTTTGGCTCATCGCTGCTTAAAGGATCAATTATGAGCGCAATCAAACTTCAAGGTAATGCCAGCGGGGCCGGTACTTCGGTTCTCCAGTCTGCCAACGTATCAACCACGGTTACCCAGACGCTGCCTACTTTAGATGCAGCTACGCTTGGGTATTTGAACATCCCTGTTAGTTCTACAACCACTACCCTTGTAGCCGCAGACGTGGGTAAAGTTGTATCTTTGTCTGCTGGAATAACAATTCCATCTTCTGTTTTTGCGGCGGGGGATGTTATTTCCTTGTACAACAACACTTCCGGTACGCTAACAATTACTTGTTCTGCAATAACAACTAAAATTTCTGGAAGCAACACAACTGTTACTTCTGCAACTTTGGCAATTCGAGGTGTTGCAACTGTTCTTTTTATTGACGCTACCAATTGCGTTTTGACGGGCAATGCGTCATGAGTGGGATTATGCTTGCACTTATTGGTGGGAAAACAGCTCCAGGCACACCACCTTCAGTAGATTATCTTATTGTTGCTGGTGGAGGCGGCGGGGGTATTGGATATTTTTCTGGAAACACGTCTGGCGGTGGTGGGGGAGGTGCTGGAGGGCTTTTAAGCGGGTCTATTTCAGTTTCACCAACAACATCATATACAGTCACAGTTGGTTCTTTTGGTGCAGGGGCAACAGCAACTGGTGCTGGGTCTGTTGGTGGTAATGGGTCAAATTCTTCGTTTACTGCCGTTGGAACAGCGGCAGTAGGTGGCGGTGGTGGCGGCGGGACTTCTAATGCAATTTATGCTCCTGGGAATGGTGGATCTGGTGGTGGCGCTAGTAATTTCAGCAATGGCCTCACATCTGGTGGAACAGGTACGTCAGGTCAAGGTAATGCTGGGGGGAATATTGCATCTGGAGTAGCTGCTCCAAATTACCCAAGCGCGGGTGGAGGCGGTTCTGGTGGAGCTGGTGCAAACGCAAACACAGGGACTTTAGGTGGAAATGGAGGTCTTGCAACACAATCATCTATTACAGGTACTGCTGTTTATTATGCTGGTGGTGGTGGAGGAAGCACTTTTCAGGGTGGCACTCCTGGAACTGGTGGAAACAGCGTAGGCGGCAACGGCGGGATTGGAGGTACATCGAACGGAGGTGTAGGAACAACAAACTCCGGAAGTGGCGGGGGAGGGTCTTGTACTGTCGGCGTGACTCCAAATCTAGGAGGAAATGGAGGATCTGGGGTAGTAATTATTGCTTATCCAGACTCATATAATGCACCTGCATCTATCAGCGGCGGTTTAACTTACAATCAACCTACCCGTGCTGGATATAGAGTCTATAGATTCACCGCCGGTACCGGCACAATTATTTGGTGATAATCATGGATTACTATGCGTTCCTTGATGAAAACAATGTTGTAACTGAAGTCATACCGGGAAAAGACCAGGGTTCTGACAATACAGATTGGGAACAATGGTATGGGGAATTTAGAGGGCAAGTTTGTAAACGCTGTAGAGCTGATGGTTTTCGTAAAAACTACGGTAGTATCGGGTACAAATACGACGCCCAACGCGATGCGTTTATCCCCCCTCAGCCTTATCCCTCATGGGTTCTAAACGAAAACACTTGCTTGTGGGAAGCGCCTGTTAAATACCCGACCCATCTTCAGTTGTACGGATGGGACGAGGCAACAACAAATTGGGTTGCAGTCCCAACCGAATAATGTAAGATAACCGTACTGGCGCGGCTCACCAGGGAATCTCAGGATTCAAAATGACCGAAGAAGTAGTAGCGTCTGAAGCGGAAGTAGCGCCCGCGCCGGAACTGGAAGCCACGGCGGCTCCGGAACCAGTAGATACGCCGGAAGTTGCACCCAAGACTTTCTCGCAAGAGGAACTTGATGCGGCAATTCAAAAACGTCTCGCAAGAGAACAGCGAAAGTGGGAGCGTGAGCGTCAAGCACCGCCGCCCGTTGCCGTTGATGTCCCGCCAGCAGATCAGTTTGATTCGGTTGATGCTTACGCAGAAGCCAAAGCAATCAAGCTAATTGAGCAGCGCGAACAGCAAAAGCAGCAAGCGGAGATTCTTGAGGCATATCACGAGCGTGAAGAAGAGGCTCGGTCCAAGTACGATGACTTTGAACAAGTCGCGTACAACCCAACTCTTAAGATCACGACCGTGATGGCGCAAGCAATTCAAGCCTCTGATGCTGGCCCTGATGTAGCTTACTACCTCGGGTCCAATCCAAAAGAGACAGATCGCATTTCCCGTCTTAGCCCGATTTTGCAAGCAAAGGAGATTGGACGCATTGAGGCTAAAATAGCCAACGATGTCCCGGTCAAACGTACTACGTCCGCGCCCGCACCGATTAGTCCAGTAAACGCCAGAACTTCAGGCAATCCGAGTTATGACACGACCGATCCTCGGTCTACCAAAACCATGACTGCATCGGAATGGATTGAAGCAGAAAGGCTGCGCCAGACTAAGAAGTGGCAAGCTCAGAATCGCTAACTTCTTTTAGGAATTACCATGTCAAATAACATTCTTACGATTGACATGATCACCAGGAAGGCCCTGGAGATCTTGGAAAACAATCTGGTTCTCACCCGTAACGTCAACCGCCAGTACGACGATTCTTTCGCCGTTGAAGGCGCTAAGATCGGTTCGACCCTGCGTATTCGTCTGCCCGATCGCGCTCTGGTAACTGACGGTGCCGCCCTGCAAGTTCAGGACGACAACGAGCAGTTCACAACCCTGACGGTCAGCACCCAGAAGCACATCGGCGTGAACTTTACTTCTGCCGAACTGACCATGCAGTTGGATGACTTCGCAGAGCGCGTTCTCAAGCCGCGTATCTCGCAGTTGGCCTCTAGCATTGACGCTGACGTTGCCAATGCCTACAAAGCAATCGGTAACACCGTTGGTACACCCGGAACGACTCCAGCTTCTTCGTTGGTTCTGTTGCAAGCGCAGCAAAAACTGAACGAGAACGCCGCTGTCATGAACCCACGTTATGCAACGGTTAACCCCGCTGCAAACGCTGGTCTGGTTGAGGGTTTGAAAGGTCTGTTCAACCCAGTTGATACCATCAGCAAGCAGTTCAAGAACGGCATGATGGGCACGGGCGTGCTGGGCTACGACGAGATCAATATGTCTCAGTCGATCAAGCAGCACACCACGGGTGATTTCCCTGCTTCTCCAATTGTTTCCGCAAGCGCCACGTTTGCCGAAGGTCAATCGACCCTCGCCATCACGTTCTCTAGCGGAACCAAGACGGTTAAGCAAGGCGACGTTTTCACCATCAACGGTGTGTTTGCAGTTAACCCACAGACCCGTGAGTCAACTGGTGCGCTTCAGCAGTTCGTTGTGACCGCTGACAACAGCGTGACCTCCGGCACTTCGATGACCTTGGCAATCTCTCCTGCGCTTTACACGGCGACGAATGCTTTGGCAACAATCAATGCGTTCCCAGCTACCAGCGCGGTCATCACGTTTGTTGGTTCGGCAAACACCCAGTACCCACAGAACCTCGTCTACCACAAGGACGCAATCACGTTTGCTACGGCTGACTTGTTGCTGCCGCAGGGTGTTGATATGGCTGCTCGCGCAGTACATAACGGTATTTCGTTGCGTGTCGTGCGCCAGTACGATATTAAC